GGTAAGAGAAAACTATGTGAGGGCGGTTCCTGCTGGTAACAGGGCCGCTTTTCACATTTGACAATTTTCGTATATTTGGTATAATATACTTAACAAGACAGCCGGGAGATAGATTAAGCCTATCCGTCCTGGCGAATTATAACAACTTTAGTAAGTCGCCCATCCGGCCAAGGAGCAGGGCGGCTTACTTATTTTTCATGTTCAGGATTGCAACGATTAACAAGGCAATGCCTAATATAATCTGAAATTCCTCATATGTACTCATAAGCAACCATCCTTCCTGTCAAGACTCAGAACGAATGGCACGCACGCCCTCCCGGCTGCCCGGGTAAGGATATTATGTTGTCAGGGTGAGTGGCCCCGGGATTTGTAGCTTCTGGGGCTTTTTGTTTTTAGTTTCTTTTACAATAATTCAAGTATTTAATCCATCTGGGGATAGTATCAATACATTGTTGTAGGGATGGATTATGTAGTTCTTTAACAGAAGTTATGCCTATGGAGTATTGCATATAAGTATTAGACTCAAGTGTTCTTTCTTGGATTTCAAAAGCACTATTGGTAGAAGCAAAATTTCTAGCCTCGTCAAAAGAAGTGAAGACTTTAGTGGCACGTTTATTGCCTTTTTTAATTACCGCATAAGTAGTGGGTGCTTTATATAGGCATATTTTTCCAATGTAACACAGGCCAATATAATCTACATTAAATGTCCCATCAGATAATCGTGTAAGCTGTACTAAACTTGGATTATACGTAGCTTCAATCAATTTTTGTTGAAATACATGAAAAAAAGTTTTTTCTTCTTCGTTTAAATAACAGTAATTATCTTGCGGAGGTACAGTGGAAGAGATTAATTTCATACCATAAACAACTGGTGTATTTACAGGGTAAATTCCGTTTTTTACATTATAATCATTACATTGCTGTTCAGTATTCCCATTAGATAAAAGCTCTTGTGTATATCTCGGATTTTCTGACTTTCTAATGTGTCCATTATTAGACAATGTTTTATTTTCTTGTGCATTTTCTTGATTTATGTCATTAGCCCCTTTTTCTATTGTTAAGTTTGAGTTTCTTTTAAAAAATCTAAATAGCTTCATATGGTGTCTCCTATGCTAATTTATAAATCATTTCCGTAAAGCCACTTATCTTCAGCAATTCCAAATCCCAGGTCCCCGCGCCATCTGCCTAAAAACTTCATAAAATTAGAACGTTCATCCAGTTCATCCTCGTCATTTTCGGTGTAGCATTCTCTGGCCGGTTGAACAATACCTTCCATGAGCGGAATCAAGTTTGGCTCTGGAAAGAAAATATGCTCCAGTTGTTGCTCCGGTTCCGTGGGCTTCCTGGTTGCGCTGTAGGAGATATTGCGGAACCATTCCTTGTAGGACATCAAAGCTCTGTTAGATGCCTTATAGGATAGGCCGAAAGCATCATGTAGCTGTTCTGCGTCCTGGTATCCGTACTTATGTATCAGGATACGTGGGGCCAAAAAGTGACTGGCAAAGTCATCACAAGCATCTTCGTTATCTGTTTTTAGGAAAATATGACCAAACTCATGCGCAATTGTGAACTGGATTCGCTGCGGATGGGCTTGAGCCTCATAAAATAGTGTTCCATCCAAAAAGCAAGCATCATTGCTAAGCGTTCGACAAGCTATTTTCTTTTTATTACTTAAGTCTGCATATTTAACAATTCTAAAACCGCACTTCCGTACTAAATCAAAACAATCTATTGGAAATGAGTCAATGCCAAAAAACATATATGCAAATAAAATACTGTCATATAGGTTTTGATAATCCATTTGATATTACTCCTCGTCGTCATCTGATAATATGATACGAGCAAGTCTCATTTTTTCTTCCTGAGAGAGATTCTTTCTACTACGAGTGTAGACAGTGATAACATCATTGTAAGCAGGCTCTTTTGCTGGAATAGAATCATTACAAAAATATTCTGGTTCTACACCCAATTCTTTGGAAATTTTAATAAGAACCTCAATGTCTGCCTTTTTACTGTCTCTTTTTATCATCGAATAAATAGTTTGTGCTGGCACATTTATTTTTTGGGCCAATTCGTTCGGATTAGATCCCTGTGATTTTAAAAGACTATCCAGTTTTGCTCCAATTCCCATGATTTTCACCTCTTTCAATCTAAATATAGAATAGCATATTTAAATAATAAAGTAAACAAAAAGTTATGCAAAGGAATAAAAAATGTGTTGACAATATATTCGAATGGATATATACTGGCAATACAAGTTATTCAAACGCATAAAAACAGGAGGTGAAATAATGTCATACCCATTTTTAATTGGAGAAATGGCCAAACGTAGAATTACGCGTGAAGCTTTATCAAAGAGCTTAGGGCTTCATAGAAATGCCATATCTTATAAATTGCGAGAAGGTTCGTTCTCCATTGAAGAGGCAGCCAAAGTGAAAGAAGAGTTTTTTCCTGACATTCCAATTACAACACTTTTTGCTAAGGAAGAAAAAACGAACATTTGTTCGAATGACTAAACTATATCACTGTCGAACCTATGTGTCAATGGGATTATGGGGAAAGGAGGGGGATAAAACGTAACGAGGGAGGCGGTATATAACAACGCGATATGCAAGACCCGCCGGCATAGCCAGTGCCCAGAACGGACACGGTGGTATCCGTGCAAGGACTATGAGAGGAAGGAAACAAGTACAACCGGTACCGCATACAATCTATCAGGGAGGGGTGGTGATAGTGCAGAAATTAAAAGTATTCAAATACATAGAAATTGATGGCCAGGATGTTCCAATGGAATCACTGACGGATGAAGAAAAACGGCGCATTGCCTATGCGCTGCAGGACAATCTGATGCTTCCACTGGGATTTCGGAGGAAGAGAAAGACCGCCTAAGGGCGGCCATGGAGGACAAGCATAGAAAGGAGAGACAAGCCAATGAGAGCTAAAACATTTGCGGAGCATCGCATCCGCGCCAGAGCAGCGGTCCAGTATCCTGGCTGGCGTGTGGATTTTGTGGGGCCGGCTACCGCGGTGATGACCAATATCATGGGGCACAGGCGTATGGTGACCTTCCGACAGCGCAGGAGACGCCGAGACGGCCCAATCATGATGGCAGCTAAATGGATTGTACCGGCGGTTATCTGGCTGCTGGGGATGTGGATGGTAGCTATCGTGGTCATGGCGACGGCCATGGGCGTGAGACTGTGAGAGGAGATGAGGATAATACAGAGACAAGTTATTAAAGGTATCATCATACAGGCCATGGTCCAATCTGGTGTCGTTATGACCGGTAACGCAGATAGGATTGAGGCGGGGGCCGAGGCAGCAAGTAATGAGATATTGGAAGAAATGAAGATGGACCCCAGCGGCGGCAACCGCAAGAGGCCCATGGACAAATAGTTTAGCTCACCCTTAGTATAAGGGATTTAAAAGGAGATTGCAAGATGTCAATGAAAATCAATAAACTTGAAATCGAAAACGTAAAACGGGTTAAGGCGGTCAAAATTGAGCCGTCAACGAACGGGCTCACTATTATAGGAGGCAAAAATAACCAGGGGAAAACCTCTGTCTTGGATGCTATAGCGTGGACCCTGGGAGGAGAACGGTTCCGGCCATCACAGGCAGCCAGGGAGGGCTCCACCATCCCCCCCAATCTGCGCATTGTTATGAATAACGGCCTGGTCGTAGAGCGAAAGGGGAAGAACAGCAGCCTTAAGGTGACAGACCCCAGTGGTCAGAAGGCCGGGCAGCAGCTTTTGGATGGGTTCGTGGAGCAGTTGGCTCTGAACCTCCCAAAGTTTATGGAAGCCAATAGTAAAGAAAAGGCAAACACTTTATTGCAGATTATAGGTATTGGTCCTCAGTTGGCGGAATTAGAACGTCAGGAAAAAGAGATGTTCAACGAACGTACCTACATAGGCCGAACGGCTGACCAGAAAGAGAAGTATGCAAAAGAACAGCCTTACTTTCCAGATGTCCCATCCACCCCCATATCTGCATCCGAACTGATTCGGCAGCAGCAGGAGATACTTGCCCAGAACGGGGAGAATCAGAGGAAACGTGAATGCCTCCACCGGTTGGAACAGGAATACCAGCAGGTTACAGAGCAGATACAGGCTTTACTGCATAAACAGGAGCAGCTGGATACTGACCTTAAGATTGCCAGGGGGAGCGCGGAGAGCCTGGCGGACCAGTCGACAGCGGAATTGGAACAGAATATAGCAGATATAGAGGAAACCAACCGCAAGGTACGGGCCAACCTGGATAAGGACAAGGCCGAAGAGGATGCCAAGGAATACAGGGCACAATACAATATTCTTACCACCAAAATTGAAGCGGTGAGGAAGCAAAAGGCTGATTTATTAAAGGGGGCCGACCTCCCACTTCCAGGCCTTTCAGTGGAGGAAGGGGAGCTTATTTATAACGGCCAGAAGTGGGACAACATGTCAGGCTCCGAACAGCTCCGGGTATCCACCGCAATTGTACGCAGGCTTAACCCCGACTGTGGTTTTGTACTCCTGGACAAGTTGGAGCAGATGGATCTGGATACACTGCAGGAGTTTGGACAGTGGCTGGAGCAGGAAGGGCTGCAGGCGATTGCAACACGGGTAAGTACCGGGGATGAATGCAGCATCATAATTGAGGACGGATATGTGGCAGGACAGGATATGCCAGCGGCTCCTGAGCCTCCAAAACAGACAGGATGGAAGGCAGGTGATTTTTAATGGAAATCATTAAGGGAAAGATACCCGGGGCTAAGAAAGTAGTTGTGTATGGTCCTGAGGGCATAGGAAAGTCCACGTTTGCGTCTATGTTCCCAGACCCTCTCTTTATAGATACAGAGGGCTCTACAAAGGACATGGACGTGGCCAGAACTCCAACACCCAGCAGTTGGATGATGCTCATGGAACAAGTGATGGAAGTGAAGCGCACTCCAGGCCTGTGCCAGACACTGGTTATTGATACAGCAGATTGGGCTGAGATGCTCTGCATCGTCCAGATATGCGATAAGAACCACAAGGGCAGTATTGAGGAGTTTGGTTATGGTAAGGGATATACCTATGTCCAAGAAGAATTTGGGCGCCTCCTAAACCTGTTGGAGGAGGTGGTTAAGACCGGTGTCAATGTTGTCCTGACGGCCCATGCAAAAATAAGGAAATTTGAACAGCCGGATGAATTGGGGGCCTATGACCGCTGGGAGATGAAGCTGACCAAGCAGACGGCCCCAATGGTGAAGGAATGGGCCGACATGGTACTGTTCTGTAATTACAAGACGTTTGCGGTCAATGTGGACGGTCAGGGGGCCCAGAAAGGCAAGAATAAGGCCCAGGGCGGAAAGCGTGTCATGTATACCACACACCACAGCTGCTGGGATGCCAAGAACCGGTATGGGCTGGCGGATGAGGTACCATTTGAGTATGACAGCATCCGGCATATCATCGAGCAGGCCCAGACGGGCACATCATCCCCGATTGAGAAACGGGAGGCGCCGGCCACAGCCACTAAAAACCTGCCGCCACCCCAGGAGCAGCCAGTCAGTAATGGCAAGGACGCTAAGGAGCCTGCAAAAGAAGCGGAAACACCGGAACCTGCTAATGATGAGCCTGTAAACCAGCCGGAGCTGTCTAATGTGGATGAACGCATTCCCAAGAACCTGCGCGACCTCATGATAGCAAATGATGTCTGCGAGTGGGACATTCAGGCCGTGGTGGAGGCAAGAGGGTATTTTCCGGGAGACATGCCCGTGCGGGATTACCCGAAGGACTTTGTGGACGGCTGCCTGGTAGGCGCCTGGGATAAAGTGTATGGAATGATTAAGGAAATGAAGGATAAGGACGCATTAGTATTCAATTAGGAGGATATGTGATACATGAATGATATGAATGAAGCATTGGGCAGGGAATTAAGCTGGGATGACCAGATAGAAAATGAAGGTTCTGATTTTGAGCCATTACCAGATGGAGAATACGATTTTGAAATCAGGACCATGGAGAGGGGGAGGTTTGCAGGTAGCGACAAGATGGCAGCCTGCAACAAGGCAACAATTGACTGCGTCATCAAAGACTCAGACGGAAACGAACACCATGTTTTTGATGACCTTATCCTGAATAGCAAGATGGAGTGGAAACTTTGTCAGTTCTTTCTGTGCATCGGACAGCGTAAGAAAGGGGAGAAACTGAAACCGCGCTGGAATGAAGTTCCTGGAGCCACAGGAAGATTCAAAATTTATGTCAATGAGTATAAGGATAAGAATGGGAAACAGCGCAGGAATAACAAGGTGGACGAATACCTTGCCCCGGAACCGAAACAGTTTAAGGCTGGTGATTTTTAATGGAGTTAAGACCCTATCAATCCGAGGCAAAGGAAGCTATCTTCCAGGAATGGGACAAGGGTGTCCTCAGGACACTCCTGGTCCTGCCTACAGGCTGCGGCAAGACCATCGTATTTGCCAAGGTGACGGAGGATTGTGTGCGCCGTGGGGACCGGGTGTTAATCCTGGCCCACCGTGGTGAACTCCTGGACCAGGCAGCGGATAAGATTGCCAAGGCTACAAAACTGGGATGTGCCACGGAGAAAGCGGAGCAGTCCTGTCTGGGCAGCTGGTTCCGGGTTGTGGTCGGTTCCGTCCAGACTCTGATGAGGGAAAAACGGCTGGGACAGTTTCCGGCCGATTATTTCAACACCATCATCATTGACGAGGCCCATCACAGCATATCAGACAGCTATCAGAAAATACTGGCACATTTTGACAAGGCCAGGGTACTGGGAGTAACAGCGACCCCCGACCGTGGAGATATGAAAAACCTGGGGCAGGTGTTTGGCAGCCTGGCCTATGAATATACCCTTCCCAAGGCCATCAAGGCTGGATACCTGTCCCCTATCAAAGCGCTGACCATACCATTAAAACTGGACCTTTCAGGCGTAGCCATGCAGTCCGGTGACTTCAAGGCCGGAGATATTGCAACAGCCCTTGACCCATACCTGTACCAGATTGCGGACGAGATGGAAAAGTATTGTAAGAACCGAAAAACTGTGGTATTTCTTCCACTGGTTAAGACCAGCCAGAAGTTTAGAGATATTTTGATTGAAAAGAGATTTAAGGCTGCTGAGGTCAACGGGGAAAGTAAGGATCGGGCGGAAGTGTTGGAAGCATTTGACCGTGGGGATTACAACGTGTTGTGCAATTCCATGTTGCTGACAGAAGGGTGGGACTGCCCATCCGTTGACTGTATTGTGGTGCTACGACCGACCAAGGTCAGGAGTCTGTACAGTCAGATGGTAGGACGTGGCACCCGGCTGCATCCAGGGAAAGAACACCTGTTGCTTTTAGACTTCCTGTGGCACACGGAACGCCATGAACTGTGCCATCCGGCAGACCTTATCTGTACAGACCGTGAAGTGGCCCAGAAGATGACCGACAACATGGAGGAGACCTGCGGGTGTCCTGTAGACATCGAGGAAGCAGAGAAAAAGGCGTCAGAGGATGTAATTGCAGAAAGGGAGGAATCCCTGGCCAAGCAGCTGCGTGAGATGCGGAACCGGAAGAAGAAGCTGGTGGATCCGCTGCAGTTTGAGATGAGCATACAGGCGGAGGACCTGGCCGGATATGTCCCTGCATTTGGATGGGAACTGGCGCCACCGTCCGATAGCCAGAAGAAGGAACTGGAGAAACGGGGTATCCTCCCGGATGATATTGACAATGCTGGGAAGGCCAGCATGATACTGGACCGTCTCCATAAGAGACAAGAGGAAGGTCTGACAACTCCGAAGCAGATTCGATGCCTTGAGAAATACGGGTTCCAGCATGTGGGGACCTGGAGTTTTGAGGCAGGGAAAAACATGATTGACAGGATAGCAGCGGCAGGATGGACCGGGGCACCGAGAGGAGTCAACCCCAGTGAGTATGTGCCTGATAGATAAGGAGTAAGCCATGGAGAATAACCAGTATGACCTGTTGGAGGTCTTAAACAGCATAGAGCCGGCGGAACTGGATTACCAGCAATGGCTGAATGTAGGGATGGCCCTGGACCAGGAGGGATACAGCGTGGAAATCTGGGATGCATGGAGCCAGAGGGACCCCGGCAGGTATCATCCTGGGGAGTGCCAGAAGAAATGGAATGGTTTCCATGGCCATGGTACACCAGTGACGGGCGGTACCATTGTCCAGTACGCCAGGGAACAGGGGTGGATGCCGCCTTATGACCCGGGACATGCACTGGACTGGGATGACGCCATATCTTCCGAGGGAATTGTCATAGATAAAAATTGGGTGGAAGGCCGGGAAATACAGGAACCCGGCAGATGGGACCCAGTGAAGCAGCTTATCACCTATCTGGAAACACTGTTTGAAGCCGGTGAGAATGTGGGTTATGTGGTTAAGAGCTATCAGGCGGAGGATGGAAGATGGAAACCCACAGATAAAGGCTCATTTGACCGTACGGCAGGGCAATTGATTGAGGCCCTGGCAAACTGTGATGGGGACATAGGGAAAGTAATGGGTGACTATAACCCAGCAGGAGGGGCCTGGATACGGTTCAATCCCCTGGATGGAACAGGTGTCCGTGATGCCAATGTGGCAGACTATAGGTATTCACTGGTTGAGTCAGATGGAATGGACATTGAAAAACAGAATGCCATCATCAGGGAGCTGGAGCTTCCGGTGGCCTGCCTGGTGCACAGTGGAGGGAAAAGCCTGCACGCCATTGTGCGGGTGGATGCCGCAGACTATACGGAATACCGGAAGCGTGTGGACTACCTGTACGACATCTGCCGGAAGAACGGCCTGGAGATAGACCCGCAGAACCGTAACCCATCCAGACTGTCCAGGATGCCCGGGATTATCCGTGGGGAACATAAGCAGTTCCTGATGGATACTAATATTGGGAAAACAAACTGGAGCGAATGGAAAGAATGGATTGAGTCTGTCAATGACGATCTGCCGGATCCAGAGAGTCTGGAGGATGTCTGGGACAACCTCCCGGAGCTGGCGCCATGTCTGATTGACGGTGTGCTGCGGCAGGGCCATAAAATGCTCATAGCCGGGCCATCAAAGGCCGGAAAGTCCTTCCTGCAGATTGAGATGTGTATAGCCATTGCGGAGGGCAGGGAGTGGCTGGGATGGAAGTGCACCCAGGGGAGAGTCCTGTATGTGAATCTGGAGCTGGATCGGGCCAGCTGTCTGCACCGTTTCAGGGATGTGTACCAGGCTCTGGGATGGAAACCGGACAACCTTAAAAACATTGATATCTGGAACCTGCGTGGTAAGTCCCGGCCTATGGACAAACTGGCTCCGATGCTCATACGCAGGGCCGCCAAGAAGAACTACATAGCCATTGTGATTGACCCCATTTATAAAGTCATCACCGGCGACGAGAACAGCGCGGACCAGATGGCCAACTTCTGCAACCAGTTTGACAAGGTCTGTACAGAACTGGGTGTGGCGGTTATCTATTGCCATCACCACAGTAAGGGCGGCCAGGGAAGCAAGAAGGCCATGGACCGGGCATCCGGCTCCGGTGTGTTTGCCCGCGACCCGGACGCTATGCTGGATATGATAGAGCTTGAACTGTCTGAGGATGTGCTTAAGGCCGAGGAGAACAAGGCTGTGTGTGCGGCTTGCAAGCAGTACCTGGATGCCCATTTTAAATGGGAGGATGACCTGTCAGAGGATGATTTATGCAGCAGCTATCAGATGCTCATTTACTGCGAGAATAAGCTGGACAAATGGCAATGGGCGGCCCTGCAGCGCATTGTGGAGGCCGCTAAGATAAGGGCCAGGGCTGTGACGGCCTGGCGCATTGAGGGGACTCTGAGAGAGTTTCCGAAGTTCCCCGCGGTCAACCTATGGTTTGATTATCCCTGCCATAGGGTGGACGGTGTGGGCATTCTGAACGATATACAGCCGGAGGCTGACGGGGCATCATGGCAAAAAAACTTCAAGAAAAAACGGACACCTGAGCAGGCTAAAAAGGACCGCATGCAGAGCCTGGAAGAGCAGTATGAGTCCCTTAAAAGTTTCAATGAGGATGGAAAAGTAACTGTGAAAGAACTGGCGGAGAGTATGGGGACAACCGAAAAAACAGTTCGGAACCGTATAAAAGAGCATGGCGGATTCTGGATCGATGAAGGAAATGTGGGTAAGAAGTAAAGGGAAAAATACGGATGGAAAGGGTTTCCCTCATAAGGAAAAACTCGAATGGAAACAATTTCCCTCATAAGGAAAAATACGATAGTTTCCCTTTTCCCTATCAAAGTGAAAAACACGAAATTTACCGATAATTTCCCTTTGAGGGAAAAAGTCGAGAAAATACCGAGTTTTTCCGAGGGAAGGAAAATGTACCCCCTTACAGGGGGTAATATATACATTTCCCTGACGGTCAAAGGGGGAAAGAAAGGCGGGCTTAAGCGCTGCCCGCCGTCCTTCCTTCCCCTGTCCTTTGACAAATATAAAATTCCATTCAAAACCAAATGTGATAAAAATAACAAAGATTGGAAGTGAACTTGATTGACGTTTTCAAAATGGCTATCCGAAAAATATGGAAAAGAGAATAATCAATTTTCAAAATTAGCAAAAATGTTAGAAGAAGGTCCAGATGCTCCGAAGCGTGCAAAGAAGAAACGTGTTATAAAAACATATTTGGTTTCTCAGGTTGTAGGACCACGAATGATGGGAGCATTTAAGGAGGCATACAGGAAGTATGAAAAAGATATGGCGGGGAATTGATTATGATGATAATTGATTTTTTTATGCCGATGGAACCACCCACCTGTACCCATCAGGAGAAGCAGGTGCATGTGGTAAACGGGAAGCCGGTATTCTATGAGCCAGCAGAGTTGAAAGCAGCCAGGGCGAAGCTGAGGGCACACATGTCAAGGCATGTGCCTAAGGAACCGGCACAGGGTGCGCTCCGTTTGACGACTTGGTGGTGCTTTCCTCTCCAGGGCAGCCACTGGGATGGTGAGTATAAAACCAGTAAGCCAGATACAGATAATCTGGTTAAACTGCTTAAGGATGTCATGACAGACCTGGGATTTTGGCGGGATGATGCCCAAGTGGCCAGTGAGGTAATCTGTAAGTACTGGGCAGCGCGGCCAGGAATCTATATGAGGCTGGAAAGCCTATGACCTTGGATGATGTGATGATTCTGACAGACCAGCAGGTACAGGGTATTTACAATGATGTCTATAATGGGTTCTGGCGCCAATATAAGAATCCCCCCGACTGGAAATCACCTGAATGGGAGGATGTGGTGCAGCGGGAGAAGATGCTGCGGGAACGGTATCAATCCTGTCCACTGGTATTGCACATGCTCCAGGACCTGATGGACCAGCTGGAGGCCAGAAGTAAAAGGAGGAACGATGATGGCTAAAGAAAAAAAACAGCCCGAATCCCCGGTCTATATCTGCAGTGAGTGCGGCAGGGAGATAAGCGGGGACCATGTGTATATCAAGACAAAGCGGCGGACGGAGCTGCACATACACTTTGGATGCATGCCAGGAGAGCGTAATAGGAACGTGATATCATAAATCGTTATTTTAAGAGTTAATGGCGGTGTGTGGCACACAGGTCCAGGTTCGATTCCTGGCATAACCATGGTGGGAAGTAAGAGGGTGCCGGTTCGACTCCGGCCGCCGCCAACTTAACATTTTACAAAGAAAGAAGGTACTGTATGGCGTATGCAGAAAAAACAACAGTTCCTGTCGGCAAGAGCAGGATGGAAATTGAAGAACTGATTCGGAAACATGGCGCTGAGCAATTTGTTTCAGGATATTCAGGAGATAAAGTAATGATTGGATTCACGGCAGCTGGTCGGCAGGTTCGCTTTATCGTGACAGTTCGAGCTGGAAAAACGCAGAAAGATACTGAACAAATTGAACGTCAACGCTGGCGTGCGCTGCTGTTGATAATTAAGGCAAAATTTGAAGCTATTGAAAGTGGTGTGAGCTGTTTCGATGATGAATTTCTGGCACATATTGTATTACCCGATGGACAGACAGTGGGACAGTGGATGGCCCCGCAGATTGAAGTAGCATATCAGACTGGAGATATGCCTCCTATGCTGCCAATATTGGAAAATTAACATTTTGGAGGTGACGATGAAAATTGCAAAATTCCGGGCTATCCAATGTGATGAACGATATGACCGACCGATGAAAGTCGTATGTGGGGCTGATACTGTAGGAATAGCATGTGTTATTAGATTGGATACGGATAACGAGCCAACGGTCGAATATCTTCTGCAAATGGCTAAAGAGATCGAAGCGTTACCCCCAGTAGAGCATAAGTATTTCAAAAACGTAAAACCGATTTTTTAAGGAGATAGTATGAAGCGGATTTTGTATAACACATGGTATTTTTACAATAGAATCGATGGCAGACACAATATTGTGAGCTATTTGAGGTGGATGATGGCAGTTATTTAATCCGCAAAACTGAAACTTTGATACGAAAGGAGAATCAGGAGATGTGCAAGGAGTGTATTAAAAAGGTACTTGAATGGTACAGCTTTGGTATCATCGTAGGAGCAGGATTTTATATAGGACTGAATCTTGCAGTACAGCTCCTAAAGGTGGTAACAGACGTAATGAGGCAGTGGTGTCTATGAGAAAGAATGACAGTAAGCAGTCCAAGGTCAGTCGCATCGACCGCAGCAAGGCCCTGGCCGCTCAGGCCGATGAGGCCATCAAGGAGCGCATCCGGACGGCGCCGGCCTATATGTACACCAGCCTGTGCCCGGTCCTGGAACTGCGGGAGCCGCCGAAGGGAGTGATACGGTATTATGAGACAGTGCTACATAGACAACGGGCGTCACGGGTGTGATGGTCAGCGCAACAACAAGGGCAAGATACGGTACGGGTGCTGGGCGTGTCCGCACCTGGATGCGGGAGGAGGTGATGCCGGTGAAACAGACAGAAGCACTGGAAGAAGTGGCAAGGCTGGCCGCAAAGGAAGCGGTCAAAGAGCATGAAAAACAGACACAGAGAAATAAGCGCACAAAGATTTTCCAGAATACTAAGAAGTTGATGGAGAATTATAACAGAATTTGTCAGAGTGTGGAAGAGGGCGTGGCGGAGCTTTCTGATATGGACAACAGGGAAGAACTGGAGGAGTTCACGGAGGAAGATATTTTTATCAACAGCATTCTTAAGAGCAAGCTCCGGAGCATTGTCATGATAGGCCACATAGACAAGTGCTTGAAGCTCCTGGAGGATGAGGAGTGTCGGAAGAATACGCATGAGAAATATCTGGCCTTTAAATATTTCTACCTGGATGGGATGACATACGAGAATATTGCAGAGATTTACGGATATGGAGAGCGGACGGCCAGACGGTGGATAACGGAGCTTACAGGGATACTTAGTGTATATCTCTTTGGTGCAGATGCCCTTATGCTGGATTAGGGCCTTGACAGGAGCATGTCAAAATCGTGTCCTTGCCATGTCCGCTTGGACGATTTATAATTGTAATATGCAAAATTGGATGAAGCGGAAAGATTATTGGTTTTGCACCCTCCCCCATTTAAGCAACGGCCGCCAGGTATCACACCCTGGTGGCTGACTAACCGGTATTGTGTAATCCCTCATAAGACAGACCTGTATATTAACGGACAATGCCGTAGGGTACGCAAGCGGTGAGGTATCTGGTTTTATCCCCCCATGACGTTTTCCAGATACATAGACTGATTTTCTCCTTTGGATGAGTCCCTGCGGTGACGTGGGGGCTTTTCTTTTGTCGAATTTTGATGTATGATGAAAGAAAAAGCGGGGAGGAGAAATCCATGGATTTTCCAAAGTATTTATACCATTATACAAATCTAAGTTCTTTATGTTCTATTTTAAAAAGTGGAATGATTAGATTTAATCCATTAACAAAAATGGATGATATGGATGAAGCAGAAATAAGAGATTTTAAAAACTTTGCGAAGTATGTATTTGTAAGTTCTTGGACAAGCGATTCAAGAGAGAGCATACCGTTTTGGAATATGTATACAAGAGATATGTCGGGTATTCGATTGCGGCTTAAGGCATTTCCATTTGAAACATATGAGTGGGATTATAGTCCGGAAAGTCAAGCTATTAGCGATTTGAAACCTAAATATTTTCCAAAAGAACTTGCAGAAAATGATAGATATGCTATACTTCCATTAGCTTTCAATTTGTTTTTTTTACCGGTTGAATATACAGATGATGAGGGGAAAATATATCCATCAATTCAGAAGATAAATGGTTCAAATTTCACGATGGAGTTAAACGAGGTTGGAAAATATAAACGAAAAGAATGGGAATTTCAGTCTGAGTGGCGTTATAGACTTGTTTATTTTGATGCAGGCGTCAAAGAACTTGGAGTAGACCCTGGTAAGGCTCTTGAAAGAATGGAAAAGGGGGCTGAACCAGCAATTGACCATGTGGATTTAAAACTTACTAAAGAAAGTTTGAGTGATGTGGAGATATTAACTGGTCCTAAAATGTCATCAGGTGATAAAGAGTTACTTAGATTATTATGTGAGAAATATTGTACAAAAGCTAGAATACAAGAGAGCCGTTTGAAAATAAGATAAAGTATTACTAAAGGGGCCACCTCCGGGCGGCTCTTTTTCTATACGCAAAAACAAGGAGGTGAGCCAGATGGCATTAACGCCAAAACAGAAGATATTTGCAGATGAATACCTGATTGACCTTAATGCCACCAGGGCTTACAAGGTGGCGTATCCGCGGGTGAAGAACGAAGAGACCGCTGCAGCAGCAGGAGCCAGATTGTTAAGAAATGTTAAGGTTGAAGATTATATCCAGAAACGGATGGATGAACGCGCACAGCGTACCGAGATCACCCAGGATCGCGTGCTGCAGGAGTTAGCCAAGATTGGCTTTGCAGATATCACCGATTTTGTGACAATCGAAGGTGGTCTTGTAAGAGTGAAGCCTACGAATCAGATGCCCCGGGATAAACTGGGAGTCATTGCAGCAATCAAGGAAGGGGCTAATGGTATTGAGGTTAAGCTGAATGATAAGGAGAAGGCCCTGGAATTGATAGGCCGCCACCTGGGCATGTTCAAGGATAAATTGGAGCTATCAGGTGGCCTGGATACCGAAAAGACTAAACTGGATGACCTGCTCCAGCAGATGCGTGGTGGTGGCTAATGAGTGCGGAAAGATTATTACTATCAGACAAGTACAAGGCATTTCTGCGCTGTGATGCGCCGGTAGAATTTTTGGAGGGCACAACGGCAGCCGGAAAGACCACGGTGGGGTTGTTTAAATTCATGCTCAAGGTAGCTGAGTCGCCCAAAAAGCTTCACATCCTGGCAGCGGATGACACCGGCGCCGCAGAGAAAAATATCATTCAGAAAGACCTGGGCATACTGGATGACTTCGGCGTCCTGGTGGAGTACAAGGGTAATGGCGGAGGTGGTTATAACATGCCCCACATCCTCTTCCACACATCCGGCGGCGATAAGATAATCTTTGTTGTCGGCTATGGCAACAAGCGCAAGTGGAAGGATGCCTTGGGCGGCCAGTACGGATGCCTGTACATTGATGAGATTAACACGGCCGACATAGAGTTTGTGCGTGAGGCCGCCATGCGGAGTGATTACCTGATGGCCACGCTCAATCCGGATGACCCTGGCCTAGATGTCTACAAGGAGTATATCAACTGCTCCCGGCCATTGCCCGAATGGGAATCAGAGACACCAAAGGAAATTAAAGACGAATTGCAAGAGGAGCCAAAACCCGGCTGGGTACATTGGTTCTTTTCTTTTGCCCATAACCTGGGCCTGAGCAAGGAAAAACTGGAACAGATAATGACCAATACCCCGAAGGGAACGAAAATCTGGAAGAATAAGATTCAAGGCCTGCGTGGTAAGGCAACCGGATTGATATTCTCCAACTTTGAGCGGTCTAAGCATGTCATCACAGTCCAGCAGGCCAAGGCACTGAAATTTAAAAAGTTCACGGCGGCCCTGGACACATCCTACTCTTCCAAGTCCCCGGATACCATAGCCATGATATTCCAGGGAATCACGGAGGACAGGAAACTTATCACCCTGTCCGAAAAAGTCTATAACAATTCCAAGCTTGACATCCCGCTGGCGCCCAGTGACACAGCAGTCAAGTTTGTGGCCTTCCTGGAGCAGTGCCGGAAGGAGTGGGGATTTGCCAAGGATGTGTACATAGACAATGCAGACCAGGCGACCATCACGGAGCTGCGCAAATACAAGCGGCTTAAAGGCTGTCTGTATAATTTTTATGACTCCTACAAGCGACCGGAGATTTTGGACCGTATCAACCTGCAGCTGGGCTGGATACAGCAGGGCTGTTACCTGGTAGTTGATACCTGCATGGAGCATCTGTCCGAGTTGGACCGGTACAGCTGGGATGATGAGAAGGACAAGCCAGAGGACAGGAACGACCATACCATTAATGCCAATCAGTATGCATGGATACCATACCGGAACCTGATTGGATTTGAGGAGGCTGAGAAGAAATGAGGTGGCTGAACAACATGAATGAGACAATTAAGCGTGGTATTCGTACCTGGCTGAATGTGGTGCCGGCCAGCGGGAACTGCATCCAGATTAACGAGGTCCTGGACTTCGAGGCCAATGCCATCCGGAACCGCATCTGGTACCGCGGGGATGGAAACGAGCTGGAGCAGATGTACCAGCAGGCCCCGGAGTATGCGGATAAATATAAGTTCTGGGCCAGCAGGTGCACACCGGGTCTGGAGATGCGCAAGATACATACCGGTCTGCCTGGGCTGATTATCCGCATCCTCTCAGGCATTGTCCTGGATGATATGAATGACTTTGACTTTGCGGATAATGACCGGCAGCGGCAGCTGTGGGAGGACATTGCAAAAGATAATAAGTTCACTCGTAAAATGGAGAAGGCTTTAAAGGAGGTCCTATACATCGGGGATGGAGCCTTTAAGGTCACGATTGATACGACTGTCAGCGAGTACCCTATTCTTGAATGGTATCCAGGGGAGCGAATTGAGATTGTCCGGAACCGGGACCGGGTGAAGGAGGTCGTGTTCAAGACGCCGTATAAGGCTGGCCATCAGCAGTATGTCCTATATGAGCATTATGGATATGGTTACATATACAACGAGTTGTACAAGGGTGACACTTCGGTGCCCCTCAATGCTAGCGACGCCACCAAGGGCATCAAGGACACGAAGTTTGATGATAATGTCATCCTGGCCGTACCCTTGCAGGTCTATGAGTCCACCAAATACGAGGGGCGCGGCGGCAGCATCTTTGATGGTAAGCTGGACAGCTTTGACGCTTTTGACGAGGCTTGGTCCCAGTGGATGGATGCCCTACGCGCTGGACGAGCCAGGACATATATACCTGAGTGCCTGATACCGCACGACCCAGCGACCGGGCAGATTATCCGGCCTAATCCGTTCGACAACCGGTACTTTGCGTCTGATAACGATATGTCGGAAAAGGCCGATAACAAGGTCAACACGGAACAGCCGGCTATCCCCCATGACAGCTACCTGGCATCCTACTGCACGGCCCTGGATTTATGCCTCCAGGGCGTCATCAGTCCCAGCACCCTGGGGATTGACGTCAAGAAGTTGGACAACGCCGAGGCGCAACGCGAGAAGGAGAAGGCCACCCTGTACACCCGGAATGCTATTGTGGAGGCTCTGCAGGAGACTCTTCCGGAGCTGGTCAGTGCGGCAATCAACGCCTATAACTTTCTGCATGGAAAGGCTGCGGATGAGGTCAAGGTGGATATCCCCTTTGGCGAGTACGCCAACCCATCCTTTGAGAGCCAGGTGGAGACCTTGGCCAAGGCTCGGCCTGGTGCCCCCATGATGAGTATTGAGGCCCAGGTAGAGGAGTTGTATGGGGATACCAAGGACGAGAAGTGGAAGCAGGAGGAAATTGCCAGGCTGAAAGCGGAGCAGGGCATTGCGGAAGTGGAGGAACCCGGGATTAGTACGTCTGCCGGCGGCTTCCAACTGAACACGAAGGGAGGAAAGCCAGGTGAAGGTCAAGGTAATGAACCGTCTGTACCAGATGAACCAGAAGGAGTACCAGGGACTGCTGCAGGTGGCAAGTGAGCAGGTGCCGTTCGGGATATACGCCATTGAGAAGCAGGGATATGCAGAGCTGCGCTGTGATAAGTGTAGCAGCGTCACACAGCTTAAGAGTCTGACACGGCAGTTTAAGGCGCAGGGGTTCAAGGTGCATACAAATGGGAGGTGATGCCGTTGACAGAGTACGATATCGGCGCCGCCTTCAAAGCCATAGAGGATGAGCTGATTGCCTCCATGATTCACAACATGGACCGACATCGGGCCGAGGAAACCAAAGAGGGTATTGAGTGGTCCATGTGGCAGGCAGAGCAGCTTAAGGCCCTGGAGAAGTACAAGAGAGAGAACCAGAAGCATTTTGGAAGTCGGTTCCAGGACCTCAACAAGGAAATGGGTGAGCTTATTAGGCAGGCCAGACAGACCGGAAACATGCAGCAGGAAATCCAGATTCTGAATGCAATCCGCAAAGGATTTCCGGCCAGGAAAATCAGCAAGGGAGCCACTGCAGAGTTCTTCCGGCTGAATGACCGTAAGCTGGAAGCGCTTATCAAGGCCACTACCAATGACATGGAGCGGGCTGAGACCGCAGTTCTCCGCATGGCTAACGACCAATACCGAAAGGCTATCTTTAATGCTCAGGTGTATGCCAATTCCGGCGCCGGCACCTATGAAAAAGCCGTGGATATGGCCACCAGGGATATGCTCTCACGGGGCCTTAACTGTGTAGAGTATGCCAATGGTGCCCGTCATACCCTGGCAGATTATGCCGGCATGGCCATCCGGACGGCATCCAAGCGGGCGTATCTGCAAGGAGAAGGAGAGAAGCGTCAAGAATGGGGGATTACTACCGTGATTGTCAACAAGCGCGGGAACCCGTGTCCGAAGTGCCTGCCATTTGTCGGTAAGGTCCTGATTGACGACGTCTGGTCCGGCGGAAAGAAATCCGATGGTCCGTATCCCCTCATGAGCAAGGCCGTTGCGGCCGGCCTGTATCATCCCAGATGCAAGGACAGCCACACAACGTACTTCCCCGGCATTTCCACGGCGGACGATATCTGGAGTGAAAAGGAACTGGAAGACATCGGCCAGGCCAATCAGCAGGAGGCTGAACGGAAGTATGCTTCAAGGCAGGTGGAGAAATATGGGCGGCTGGCGGAATATTCTTTGTCACCAGAAAATCAGAAGCAGTATAAACAGAAATCCGAGAAATGGGAGGGGGAGGCAGGGAAGAGATACACGGTTTCAGATGAGATAAAGGTGTATCGGGATGATACACCTGAGAAAATGATAGATTTAGTCGATAAATACACGGAGGATGAATTTGTTGTGCTTAAGGAGACGGCTGAACATGCGTATGCGTATGACCCGGATACAGACACAATTGTAGTTAACCCAGCCCATCCGTTGTATGAATATTATGACTATAGAGAGGTCATGATACATGAATTGGCGCACCGGATTGACCACAACGAGTTTGGAAGCCCAATGAATGTACAGTTTACGGATGCTATTTTAGAATCAGAGAAAAGGTTGCTGAAAGATGCGGATAGATATAATAAATTATTTGCTCCTGGAGGAGAACTGGAGTATAATAACCTCATCAGCGATATACTGGGGTGCCTGACAGATAATGTGATAGTGGGCGATGCCTATCATGAATCACAATATATTGGTATCCCAGGGTATTCAGAGTTGGAAGTGTTTGCAAACGTGTTCACTGCCCTTTACCAAGGGGATGATGTAACGGTTAAATTCCTCAAAGAGGAGTTGGGTGAATTATATCTTGCATTTTTGAAAGTTGTAGGTGAATAAAGCAATGATGAAGGAAGAATTCAAGAACCGGATGCGGAACGATGAGGAACTTCAGGCATTAAGACGGAAGGTATACGCAATTACCGGACAGCTTAAGGATATTTCTTTCTGCCTTGGTGGAAAATACACCCTGGAGGAATGGAAAGAGCAGTTAAGGAAAATTGTCGAGGAGCATGAAAAATCCCAGTAACCATAAAGGAGGGTATGTATGGATGATTTCCGGTTGATTTATAAGATACTCCGCATCCTTCAGAAATCAATGGACTGCGAGGAAATAGATAGGGAAATCCTATCTGCTGAAAGACTTGAACTGTCTGTACCGAAATGGAGCCGTATAATGGCCATGCTGTTGAATGAAGGGTATATTACAGGTGGGCAGACATGGAATGCCTTTGACTGCGGATACCCCAGGGTGGCGTTGACAAGGCCTGAGATTACGTTGAAGGGCCTTGAATATCTGGAAGAAAATACTTTGATGAAGAAAGCAGCAAACCTTGCAAAAGGAATAAAGGATACAATACCGGGATTATAACCACCAGTCATTAATGGCCGGTGGTATTTTATTTGTTGCGATATCGCAACGGAAAGGAGCATAAATGAAGTACAGGAAAAAACCATTGGTAATTGAGGCATTCCAGTGGACGGGAGGGCCGGAGCAGGAGGATGACCCTGAGTGGATTATCGAGGCAGTCAGGAATGGAAGTGCCTGGTTTGAAAACGAGGGAACCCCAGAAGTGAAATTCATGATTCGGACTCTGGAAGGTGTACATGAGGCCAGTGTGGGGGATTACATTATCCGTGGTGTAGCTGGGGAGATATATCCGTGTAAGCCGGATATCTTCCTTGCAACTTACGAGCCGGCCGTGACGAAAGTTTCCACGGATGTTACAGCACATCTGGATGTAGACGAAATCATTAAGGCTGTAACGAGAGACATGAAACGGACGGGTTATAATTTGCGATAAGCACGCAGGATTATCCTGGGTGCTATTTTTACGCCCAAACACGAGCATGGCTTTAAACTGCTGCGTGGCCAGTGACACTGATGACAATGGATGAAACGAAAATCACAGGGTGACACCCTTAAAATGGAGGTATTGACGATGAGAGACATGTTACCAATGAACTTACAGTTATTTGCAGAGCCCGCAGGCGGGGCAGGCGGCGAGGGAGGGGCACAGACCCAGCAGCAGGGAGCCCAGGCTAGCCAGCAGGCGGCATCCCCAATAATTGATTATGCCAAAATCCAGCAGATGCTGGAGGGAACCCTGGCAGCTAAGGAGGATACGGCTCTGAAAGCCTACTTCAAGCAGCAGGGACTTAGCCAGGAAGAGATGGACCAGGCGATTGCTGCTTTTAAGCAGCAGAAGGCGGCATCGCAACCAGATGTGGCTGCGTTACAGCAGCAGGCCACCCAAGCCCAGGCCCTCGCCCAACAGGCACAGATGCAGGCCGCGGCAACCATGGCCGCAGTATCCCTGGGAATTGACGCCAAGACAATCCCTTACGTCCTCAAGATGGCTGATTTAAGTCAGGTCATGGGGCAGGATGGGAAAATCAATGATGAGGCACTTAAGGCAGCCCTGAACAAGGTGCTGGAGGACGTGCCGGCACTGAAACCCCAGGCGGCAGGCTCAACTGGATTCATTCAGGTGGGCGCAGCCAGCGGACAGCAACAGACCCAGACAACAGATGACGCCCTTAAAAAGGCATTCGGACTTTAAGAAAGAAAGGATTAAGAAATGGCAGTATATGATTATGCAACAACCTTTACACAGCTGCTCCAGCAGAAGTATGCAAAGGAATTGTGCTCTGATGCACTGACACAGAGCAATCAGCAGGTGAAATTCATTAACGCCCAGACCATCAAGCTTCCGAGGATGGCAGTGACCGGATACAAAGACCATACCCGGACACCAGGCTTTAACTCAGGAACGCTCAGTAATGACTGGGAGGCAAAGAAACTGGAACACGACAGGGATGTGGAGTTCTGGATTGACCCCATGGACATTGACGAAACAAACCTGACCTTATCCGTGGCAAACATACAGAACACTTTTGAGACCGAACAGGCCATCCCGGAAAAAGATTCCTATCGTTATTCCAAACTTCATGCAGAACTGACCGCTTATTCTGGCCGTATCAGTACTGATGTCATCACGGCAGCCAACTTCCTGGAAGCTTTTGATGAGGAGATGGCGAGAATGGATGAGGCTGGCGTTCCGGAAGAAGGGAGAATGCTGTATGTCACCCCAACCATGAATAAGATTGTGAAGGAGGCGGAAGGACTCCAGAGGGTCATGACCGTAACGTCCCCGTCCACAATCAACCGTAAGGTACATAGCCTGGATGATGTGACCATTAAGATGGTGCCTGCGGCCAGGATGAAGACTAAGTATGACTTCACTACAGGATGTGTGGCTGCTTCTGATGCGAAGCAGATTAACTGGATTTTGATTCATGCCTCTTGCGTGGTATGCCGGGATAAATACAGCTATATCAAGCTGTTTACCCCGGGAACAGATTCAAGGACGGCAGATGGGTATTTGTATCAGAACCGTTGGTACGGAGACCTGTTCCTTCTTGAAGAGAAGGTCGAAGGGTGTGCCATGAATGTGGAAGCAGCCGGAGCGTAAGGAGGTAGTATGAGAGCAGTTAAGGGAAATAAAGAGTACACCATTGATGAAAGCCAGCAGAAGTCCTATCAGGACGCTGGCTTTGATATTGTGGGCGATGATGGCCAGGTGACCGCGTATGGACGCGGAAAGACAGTGCCTTATGATGAATATGTGAAGGCGGTTAAAGAGATTGAGCGCCTGCAAACTTTAGCGGGCGAAAGATATGCTGAAAACGAAGCATTGAAAGCAGAGATTGCTTCACTCCGGGTCGCGAAGCAGGAACCGGCAAAGAAAGCGGAGAGCAAGAAGGCAGGTGAGTAACATGACCTATGAGCCCTATGTCACATATGAATACTACTGTGATGCATACAAGGGGAATGTAATCCCCATGGACGAGCTGGACAAGGCCCTTAAGCAGGCCAGCCGCCACATTGATTCCCTGACCTACAACCGGATTGTAGGCCGGGGATTTTCCAATCTGACAGCCTTCCAGCAGGATGTTATCCGGGAAGTGGTCTGCCAGCAGGCGGATTTTGAGTATGAGAACGCTGACGAGATTAACACCATCCTGCAGGGCTACAGCATCAACGGTGTGTCGGCACAGTTCGGCAGCAGCTGGAACGTATTTATAGACAAAGGCGTGGCTATGAAGCGCGATGTGTACGCTCTGCTGTCCCAGACGGGCCTATGCTGCCGATTAGCGAGGTGAGGCTATGAAATACCCATGTTTAGTGCTAAAGCGGCTATGCAGGACGGATATACACGTCCATCTGGAATCTGAGGATACAGACAACTGCGGCCATCCAGAGAAGGTAATGGACCTGGACCTGAAATGTAACTTCCAGGACCGGGCCAAGACCATTCTGACCACAGAAAAGAAGCTGGTGCAGATAACCGGCACAGCCATGTTCCCTGGGGACATTGCCCCAGACTTCCCAACCTTAAGCGGGGGTACCGTTACTATATTTGGGGAAGAGCGGAGGATTGAACAGGGGATGAAGGCCAGGAATCCGGACGGGACAGTGAACTATTGCCAACTGGAGGTGGTTTGATGCAGGTTAAATCAACTGTAAAGATGAACTTCCCGCGGATTAAGCAGCTGACACAGGCAGCAGTGACTGCCCTGGAAATGACAGCGGAAGCCCTGCACACAGAGGCGGTGCAGGCGCAGGTGATGCCATTTGATACTGGACGCCTAGAGGAGGACAGTTTCTTTGCGGATTACAGCCATTCCAGACAGGGGAAGGCAACTCTGGTAGTAAGTACACCTTATGCGCGCCGCCTCTATTACCATCCAGAGTATGACTTCCAGACGGACGAGAACCCGTTTGCCGGCGGAGAATGGTACGAACCGTGGCTACCTGGTGGAGTAAGCCAGGATTTTGCCAGGAACGCATTTAAGCGGTTTTACAAGAAAGTAGGTGGTGTATGATGCTGACCTTGGATGACATCCGGGGATACATAGGAGGCCTTGGGATTGCAGCTGACAGCAATGTCTATATCGGGAAACTGAACAGTAAGAAAGACCATTCCATAGGCGTGTATCACCGGCAGGGCAGTGGTCCTCCCGTGATGGCCCTGGGTGGCCATGATTACAGCAGCTATGATGTCCGGCGTATATCACTGCTGGTCCATTGGGACAAGGATGTGCAGGCATCAGAGCGGGCCGCCTATGAGTTATATGAGAAACTTAAAAACGTATCCAGCCTATCCATAGGGGATACACCCATCAACTGCATCATCCTCCAGGTCCCGGAACCGGTGGACGTGGGGACGGATGATAAGGGTGTCTACGAATATGTGATATGGCTGGATTTTGTATATCAGAGAAAGTGAGGTATAAGAGATGACAGATGCAGCAAAGGGAAAAGTGTATCCCGTGCATAATAATGTGTTTAAGTTTGGTATCGCGGGCCTTGAGAGTACAGCTGAACAGATGGCCGTACCGTTAGACCTGGAGAATTTTGCCCCGTCCATTGACGGCACCGTAGAAGAATGGTACTCCATGGATGCGAAGGGCTGGGCAAAAGCAGCCATGACAGGAAAGAAACTGGGATTTTCCTTCAAGGGAAAGCGGTCCGTAGGTGACCCGGCCAATGATTATATTGCCGGTCTCGCCTGGAAGTTCGGCCAGGACGTCATGACGAAGTTTGAGTGGACCATGGTGTCCGGCGCAAAGCTGGCCTGTGACGTGGTTGTGAACGTGACCACTCCGGGCGGCGGTGATACAACCAACATTGACACATTGGAATTTGAGGTGACAGGCTATGGCGCCCCAACATTTACACCAGCGCCTACACCAGAAGCATAAGGAGGGATAGAAAATGGCAAGGAAAGTAGACATCACAGATAAATTGAGTTTTGAAGGGAATCCATCCCTGGTCATCAAGGGAAAGGCCATAGAAGTGAATGCAGACGCCCCAACCATGCTTAAGGTCATGGGGCTGATGTCGGCGGATGACCCGGGTGCACAGGAGATTCTGGAGGCTTACGACATGATGTTCCCGGAAAGGTCCAAGAAGGAGATGGAGAAGTTGAAGCTGGGCTTTAAGGACTTAATCATCGTAGTTCAGGAGGCAGTGCAGCTTATTTCCGGTGTGGAGGAACCTGCCTGGGGAGAGCAGTGACCCGTACTACGACATGTTTGGGGACTGGGACCTGATAGTTTCCAGCTTCCTGTCGCAGTACGGGCTGCGTATACGAACGAAGGAATTTGAGTCAGTATCTTGGGACGAGTTCAAGGCATTGATCGCCGGTCTGTCCCCGGAGACTGCCTTGGGACGGGTGGTGGCCATCCGGTCAGAGACGGATAAGGACATTATCAAGCATTATACAAAGGACCAGCGTAGGATATATGATGACTGGCGTAACCGGGAAATGAAAGAAATGGATGAGGAAACCTTCGAGAAGGAAATGGCCGGCCTGGAGAAGATGTTTGCGGCTATGTGCGGAGGTGGTTAAGATTGAGAAAGTAAGATGCGTAAGGTGTGGACAGACCCTTCTCCTGGCGGAATACGTTAAGGGGGAAATTAAATGTCCCAGATGTAAAACCATAAACAGGTTGGATATAAAAATGACAGAGCCTAGAGCCGCACCAAAGGAGTAGCGAGCCAGAGCCTGCTTTTGAATTAAAAGGCAGGTGATATGTATGGCAGCTGACAGCGTAGGCCAGATTGGCCTTGACCTTGTGGTCAACCAGAATCAATTTAAACAGCAGATGGCCGGAATACAGGGGCTGGCTAAAAAGGCGGGAGCTGCTCTCGCGGCGGCGTTTGCAGTAAAGAAAATCATAGACTTCGGCGCACAGTGTATTGAATTGGGGTCCGACCTGGCGGAAGTCCAGAATGTGGTGGATGTCACGTTCCCACGTATGTCCAAACAGGTGGACGACTTTGCCAAGAACGCCATAACCTCCTTTGGCCTGTCCGAGACCATGGCTAAGAGGTTTACTGGCACCTTCGGCGCAATGGCTAAAGCATTCGGTTTTGGTGAACAGGCAGCCTATGAGATGTCCACGACCTTGACTGGTCTGGCTGGAGACGTGGCATCCTTCTATAACATCAGCCAGGACGAGGCCTATACAAAGCTGAAATCCGTGTTCACGGGTGAAACAGAGACTCTTAAGGACCTTGGCATTGTCATGACTCAGAGCGCCCTTGACAGCTATGCCCTGGCCAATGGCTATGGTAAGGTGACGGCAAAGATGTCTGAGGCTGAGAAGGTGGCGCTGCGGTATAAGTTCGTGCAGGACCAGCTGTCCTTGGCATCCGGGGACTTCATCCGGACGGCGGATGGCTGGGCAAACCAGGTGCGTGTCCTGAAGCTGCAGTTTGACAGCCTTAAAGCCACAATCGGACAAGGACTCATTAATGTACTGACCCCGGTCATCCAGGTAATCAACCGCATCATTAGTAAGCTAATGAGCCTGGCCAATGCCTTCAAGGCATTCACGGAGATGGTAACCGGGAAGAAGGGCGGGGGAGGTGCATCTGCGGCCACGGCCGGTATGGATGCGATGGCCCAGTCTGCGGATAAGGCAGGAGCAGCTGCAGGAGGTGCCGGCGGGGCTGCTAAAAAGGCCGCTAAAGACATGAAAAGTGTCAGCACAGGCATTGATGAGCTCAATATCATTAATCCTGATACGGATTCCGGCGGGGGAGGTTCCGGAGGCGGAGCAGACGGTGGATATGCTGCGGATGAGTTTGACATGGGCGAACTTGATACATCGGCCGTGGATGAGATGGACAGCAAATATGCGGGGCTGATTGAAAAGGCCAATGAACTTAAGAACCTGTTCATGGCCGGGTTCAAGGTCGGATTTGGCGACATGGGCGTCCTGGACAGCATGAAGGAGTCCATCCAGAGTATCAAGGATAGCCTGACGGATATCTTCACATCCCCAGAGGTAGAACAGGCCGCCACCAGGTTCACTAACATCCTGGCCATCAACCTGGGCAAGATTGCGGGCTCCATGGCAAGCATCGGGGCATCCATAGCGGATAACCTGCTGGGCGGAATCAGCCTGTTCCTGCAGCAGAATAGTGAACGAATCAGGGATTACATCGTGTCCATGTTTGATATTGGCTCACGCATCGCGGAGATAAGTGGGAATTTTTCCAAAGCACTTGCAACGGTATTTTCATCCCTCAGGAGTAACAGTGCAAAGCAGATTACAGCTGATATCATTGGGATATTTTCCGAAGCTTTCATGGGTGGTACGGAACTAGCAGGGACTTTTGCGGCGGATGTATTGGACACCATTACGGCCCCGTTCATAGAAAATGCGGATTATATCAGAACAACCCTGGAGGATACATTCAGCGCGGTTGAACCTATCTTTTCTACAATCAAAGATTTGGTTGCGGAAACTTTTGAAAAGATTGGCGCAACATATGATGAGCATGTGGCGCCAATGCTGGCAACCTTCAAACAGGGGTTCACGGAAATCGGAACACTGTTGCTTGATGTCTACAACACATATTTCCTTCCAGTATTGCAGAACCTGTCGGGCCGATTCGTTGAATTTAAGGACCAGTACCTGAGCCCGCTGATTGATAAGTTCCTGGAGTTTGGTGGAAAAGTGGCTGATGCGGTCACCAAATTGTGGACAGGGGTCATACAGCCATTCATTGAGTGGTTCATAACCAACGTAGCGCCAGTCATAGCTACATGTTTACAGGATGCCATTGACACATTCTTCGGATTCTGGGAATCCGTTTCCGGCATCATAGAGGGATTGCTCACGGCGCTTGGTGGTGTGATTGACTTCATTGTCGGCGTGTTCACTGGTGACTGGAGCCTCGCTTGGGAAGGAATTAAGGAGATATTCTCCGGTATCTGGGATGCCTTGAAGGAGCTTGTATCTGGAGCCGTAACATTCATTCAAAATGTTGTTAACCTGGCCTGGACTGCTATATCCGGGGTAACCAACACCATCTGGAACGGAATTAAGGCACTCCTGAATACCATCTGGAACTGGCTTAAGTCCTTGGCTAATGCATTATTTAATGCCATTAAGACATCCATCAGCACGGCCTGGGAGAATGTTAAGAGCAAGACATCCGAGATATGGGAAGGTATCAAGGAATTTGTTTCAGGCCTGTGGGATACAATCAAGACGGCAGTGGATGAGAAGTTCACGGCCATGAAGGACGCGATTACCGGTGCATGGGACACGGTAAAGGAAAAGACAAAGGAGACCTGGGACGGCATCTGGGAGGATATAAAGGGCATCATCAACATGATTATCGATGGCGTGGAGAACATGGCCAACAGGGTTATTGATGCGATTAATGCCATGATAGACGCCGTAAATGAGGTGGCGGATAAGATACCTGGCATCGGTGCCGATTTTATCCCGAATATACCAAACATCCACCTTCCACGTCTGGCCCAGGGCGGGTTCGTCCGCGCCAACACCCCGCAGCTGGCTATGATTGGTGACAACAGGCACTATGGTGAGATTGTAGCACCTGAGGATAAGATGCAGGAAATGGTGGACCGGGCGGTGGCTTTAGCGTCCCAAACAAGCAGTAATGGCATGAGTGAGCAGTATCTTTCCATCATGGCAAACCTGCTGCAGCGCATCATTGACCTGATAGAACAGATGGATTTAACGGTCAACATAGATATCCGGGAAATCAAAAAGAAACTTGTGGAACTGGATAAGCGTAACGGATACACGCTGCGCACAACGTAAGGAGGTGGCTGGAGTGCCTATTTATATTAATGGACATGAATATCCAAACTATGACCGGGGGCCTGGCTTAACCATTGCTACGAACGTGAACCAGGGCAAGAATGCCCTGGGGGAATTCGTAGGGCAGCGCGTGGGCCGTGACCAGGATAAGATTGACGGCCTGCAGTGGTCCTATCTGGATGCGGCGACCTGGAGTAGCATCCTTAAAGAGTTTGAGGAGTTTGTGGTGACGGTCAAGTTTCCCGACATGAAAAACAACTGCTGGAAGACGGAGCGGATGTATCCGGGGAACCGGACGGCCAAGATAGACGAGATTGGTCCGGATGGGCTGCCCACCATGTATAAAGACTGTAAGGTGAACCTGATAGACTGCGGGGTGATGGAGTAGTGCAGGCGGCAAGTAATGAATATAAGGACATGATGCGCAGGAAGTGGAGGAACCCACTGTCTCACCTGCGTGTCACCATCGGCCTGATTAACCAGCAGGCCCAGGCATCCGCCTACATACCTGAGCCGGATGTGTATACTTATTATTCCAACCTAGTGAAGCCCATGGATAACTACAAGGTACAGGAGCTATATGCAACCTGTGACCAGGATTATACCACGGTGGATGGCAGTATGTACTTCCTTCCCAGGGATGCAGCAGACGTGGTGCTCAACCAGGGAATCGTGACGGATGGCCTTCAGGGGGCAATTGAAATCCGGTTTCCCGTTCAATACGACATTAAGGGGCTGACCGTGGAATTTGGCAAGGCGTATCCCGTAGAATTTACCATCATTTCAGACAACCGGACTATGGACGTGGCTGGAAATATGAGTGGCCATTATGTGACGGAGGAGATTTTTGAGGGAGCTACCTTCTTACGGTTTGTTCCGGTTGCCATGGTCAACGGACAAAGCCGGTTCCGCATCAATCAAATTACAATGGGTATTGGTATCTATTTTGACAGCAAAAAAATACTGTCCGCAACCAAAAAGGAACATATCAGTCCTATATCGGAGGAGTTGCCAACCATAGATTTTTCCGTAACGGTGGATAATAAGGACCGGGCCTATGATGTGGAGAATGAAGAAAGTACAGTGAACTTCTTGGAAATTGGTCAGAGTATCGAGGCGCTTTACGGCCAGGCCATGGATGATGGAACGATTGAGTGGATACCGGGAACGTCACTTGCACTGAAATCATGGTCAGCTGATGATACGGAGATGGACTTCCAGGCATCAGACCGTTTTGATGGGATGGATAGTACATATTACCGCGGCCAGTACCATCCGAATGGTATGAGCCTGTATGATATAGCAGTGGACGTCCTTGCGGATGCGGGGGTGGACTACAGGGAGTACTGGATTGACCCATATCTTAAGGATGTGATGATAACTAACCCCATGCCGGCCGTGGCGCACAAGGAGGCCCTGCAGCTGATTGCCAATGCCGGGCGCTGCATCATCTATCAGGACAGGGCGGGTAAAATCTTCCTCAAGTCCAGTTTCGTACCGGACATGACATCGGCATCCGATAATGAGGCTTATTTTTCCCACGCATCGGCAATCCTGGACCATACAGTCAAGGATGCGTACGCCTTGTCAGGGCAGGACCATTCCAGACCGGATGGGGCGGTATATTTCTTGCCAAGACAGGCGGAGGGTGCTGTCTATCTGAATACGGGATACATATCGGAAGCAGTGGCTGGCACGGATGGGCTGTTTGCGGATAACCCCGCAGTGGGCATGACCATGGAGGCGGCATACAAGTGTTTTGGGCTGACCCTGGAATTTGGCCGGAACTGGCCGGATACGGTCGTGTTCCACGCCTACTACAATGGTACGCTGCAGGAGGATTACACGGTTTCAGGGCTAACCCAGACCCATGTGGTCAGCCATGAGTTCCCGGAATTTGATTACCTGGTGCTGGAATTTACCAAGGGCTGTCCAAACAACCGGGTTACCCTGGACAACATAACCTTTGGGGACAGCACAGATTACGTCCTGGAATATGGTGTAGAACTGACCAAGACGCCCAAGGGCACCCAACTGACCAAGGTTAGGGAACTGCAGGTCGTACGCACCATATACAATCTCAGTACAGAGGATGTAAAGGAGCTGGTGAGAGAGACCATAAGTGTAACCGCTTTAGACAGCCGATATACGTTTTATTTTTCTAATCCATCCTATGATTTAAAGACATACGTCCCGGTTCATGTAGAGGCAACCAATATGGTTCAGAACGGGTCTTTTGATACCGGCGTGACCGGATGGCTCAACACACAGTATGATGCAGCCAGAAAATGCGCATACGTTGTCTCGGAAGATGGAAACGCAGTCCACATAGCACAAACTGTGCAGATGATATCCGGACATAAATATTACTTGCGGGGGAATTTCATGCGGGAGGAATCACCCGGTGAGTATTCAGGAAATGATGAATGCGATTTGGTCAGGGCGATTGCCAATAGAGAATCATTTAATATTAATCTACGTCCAGAGGCTATTGCGCCAGATGGAGTGTGGCATACCAAATCAGCCATTGACACGGTTGAGACAACAGGAGAGTGGACACTAAGGATTTATACCTATGGAAACAAAAGGCTTTATACAGATTCACTTCTTTTGGTAGATTTGACAGCAGCTTGGGGATTCGGGAATGAACCGGATATAGAGTGGTGTGATAAGTTCATCGGCTATTTCACTGGTATTGCAAGTATTCCGAAATATGGGTGTGAGATTGTGGATAGTAGTGCCTATTACGCAACGGTGGAGCTTGCAGGGAGCACAGAGCCGACAGAGGTGGTCGTGACAGGCAGGGAATATGTTACTACCCAGTCCAAGGTAAGCAGACAGCTAAATCCTACCGGCAGCCTGGAGGCGTGGAACAATCCGCTTGTGTCCGACACGGTCCATGCCGCGAACCTGGCGGATTGGATTGGGGACTACATGAAATCAGACCGGGAATATGACCTGTCATACCGGGGAGAGCCACGGATTGACGCCAACGACATAGCATTTTTGGAAAATAAGTATGTGCCTGACCTGCTGATACGGGTAACGGACCATACCCTGAAATTTAATGGCGGACTTAGCGGTACCATCAAGGCAAGGAGGGACATGAGTTATGTGGCAACAGCCAAAAACAGACTGGAAAGCCAGTGATTTTTTTAATATCGGTGATTATAACCGCATTAAGGGTAACATCAACGAAATACGGGACCTGGCCCTTACCCTCTGGCCGGATTTTGAGTTTGAGGAGATGGGAGAGGATAAGACCTATCAGGATTATGGGTTTTATGCCGATGAAATTAACCGCTTTGAGGCCAATATAGACCATGTCTGCGTAGGGACATTCCCCTTCAATGTAGGAGAGAGGCAGTTTTATCATGACAACGGCCCATTCATCGACTGGCAAGAGCTGAACCGTATTGAATCCGCCTGCCTGAAGATATACAGGAACATATTAGGAAGGGCCGAAGGAATCAGACGCCTGGCTTTCACGCTTAATGGAGGTGCATTTGAGTAATGAGTTTAAAAACAGATTATAGGGACGATATATATGAGGGTTCCAGACGATGGAGGCTGACCCAGAACGAGGATGGCACCTATGGCATATCAGATGCCACTGCCTATACACAAAAGGGCGACAGTTTTGGACAGAATGACATTAACGCTACGAATAGGGCAGTAAATGCCCTGAGGAATGATAAACTAATTACTATCCCTGCATTCACGCAACCCACTGCGCCATACACAGCAGACATAAAAGTGCAACATCTTAAGACAACAGATGCGATTGAGCTGTATGCGGGATTGATAAAGAGTGACAGTGAACTTACGGTGGCGCAGAAGGCAGAAAAAATAAAAATACGAAGAAAATACCTGAACATGATTGATAATGCAGAGTGTAATACAGATGGCATATTGACGGTAACCTCCTACAGCAAGAAACCGGCCACGGAATTTGCTGTATGGTTAAGGGGTTGCTCAGAGGAGGAATAGGGATTGAAAGCAATTATACATGGCAGTGGAGGAGCGGATACAGACGGTTTGACCGCTATTGCCGCTCACGTACTGAACGGAGAAATATTTTATGGAGCCGACAGCGACGAACCTCAGAGAGGAACCATGACAGTAAATAGTATACTGTCTTTTAGCGTAGCCGCATATAGTGGACGCCGAGTACTTTTGAAATGGCAGAATCCGTATGCGGCTCCTGGAAAACCTTATTGCGGAGTAATAATAAAAGCCAGTACGGGCGGATATCCAGCTTGGAATGCGCCTGCTTGGGATGCAATTTATGCGGGAGCAGGAGACAATGTTACTCCTGGAGGCTGGTCACAAGCATTTATGGATTTACCAGCTTTAAATACCACTTATTATTTTACATGCTTTGGGTATGCCACAACAAACTTTGGAGAGATATACAGTCCGGTATATGACCCATCGTCAGTTAAAAATGCTGTATATACGACTGTAGGACCTTCGTTGGTTACGATAGCCGGAACGCAGGATTACGTAATTCCAGATGGATTTACATCTGCGGATATATTTTGCGTAGGCGGTGGAGGCAGTGGTGGTAACGGATACCGATTTACAAAAGAAGCCTATCAACAAGGCGGCGGTGGAGGCGGCGGTGGATATACTGCTACTGTTTCTAATATTGGCGTGGCGGCCGGACAAGTATTAAATTGTGTAGTAGGTGCCGGAGGAGCACCCAATGGTACGCTTAGTGGCGCAGGCGGTACAGGAGGTACAACATCAGTATCAAGAAGCGGCGCTGTCTTATGTACGGCTAATGGCGGATACGGAGGTTTCAACGCTAATTCAGGCAGTGGCAGCAGCGGAGGTTCTGCTGGTGGCAGCGGTGGATATAATGACTTAGATCCAAATCCGTTTATACGCGCTGGCGATGCAGGTTATTCAGACGGTAAGGGTACTAGTGCTCACCCAGGCCAGAGTCGCACAACAAGAGCTTTTGGCGAAGCCGGAAACACTTTATATGCTGGCGGTGGTGGCGGTGGTGGAGTAACTCATGGCGGTCCCGGCGCTGGTGGTGCTGGCGGCGGCGGAGCAGGCAGTTATGATACAGGCAGTCCGGGCGGTGCTAACACTGGCGGTGGAGGCGGAGGAGGCGGCGGCGACCTTTATGGAACCGCCGAGTGGGGCGGCTCAGGCGGCTCAGGAGTTATTTTAATCAGATTAAAGTAGGAGGATTAATATGGCAGCACACGAAGTATTCGCAATGATATCTGGCGAAACGGTACAGAATGTGGTGGTAGGACAATATGAAGGAATCAACCGAGTAACACGGTGCGTATATGGTGACGATGCCTTTGCGGTGGATTGCACGCAATATCCCTGTGAGATAGGAGATAAGTACATAAACGGCGTATTTTACAAGGCGGATGGGATAACACCCATTGAATATATCCCTACCCAGGAGCAGCAGGTGGCTCAGCTCCGGCGAGAGAATGCGGAGCTTACACTTGCCCTGGCAGACATGATAGGAGGTGCAATGTAATGTTATCCAATATACAGCGCAACATCATTATCCGGGCCCTGCGGATTCGGAAAAATCAGGGAGAGGAACCGGCAGA